CCTTTTTTCTATGTAACCATAAATATAAATCATAGTAAGGAGGATTGTTTGGATATAAGAAATCTTCTGAAAATGTAATTCCATATTTTCTTTCAATAGCCTCTATAATTGCATGTACTCTTAATCCAAATTTTAACTGCTCATAATAAACTCCAGCATGTAAATCAGAATCCCATTTTATATTTTGTATTGTTGCTGTATCTGAATAAGCAGTACCAGCAGAATTAGAATAATAGAATCTTTGAGTATGAGAAATTAGAGGTGCTATTATCGCATTTGGATAAGGAGTAGTAGCAGATGTTTGTGGGTCAGTAAATGTATATGTTATCCCTCCAGTTAAAGCTGTCTTAACATTTGCAGCAGTATAATCTGTATCAAAGGTAGATAACTCTAATCCACTTAAATCATCATCTCCTAAAAGGTCATTTAGTGTTATGGTATTTCCAAAGAAAGTAATCCTATATGAATTTGGACTTCCATCTACCATATCAACTCCATCTAATCTTATCTTTCCATCTTTAAATGGCCTGTGATTGATTTCTAGTGTTGCTGTTTTTTTTAATCTTGCATCAAAGCCATCTTTGATACTATAATTGTAGTAATGTTTAAAAACCTTATTATTGTTTTTTGAAGCTGGTACATCAAAGCTCCTACTGAACTCTACAAAGACTTGTGAGATGTCTTTTATGTTCTGAATAGATTGAACCATGTTAATAGATTCATCAGTAAATAAATCTATTCTGTTTCCTTCAATATATAATTGTAAATAGGCTTTCATTATCTTACTCTATCAATACTTTCATGAGCATACTCTAAATCTAAAGTATATTGAACTAACTTGTCATTCTTACCTGTTTTAAATGTCATGCTATTCGTTGCTACATCTACTGGATGAATATTACCATCTATTGTGGACCATACCTGTTCAGATAACATTAACTGCTTCATTGGTTCATTCATTGATTCATCCATATATCCTGTATTGATTTTAATTCTCTCTCTCCCTTTTTTATTTAATGTTTTAAATTGATGAGATTGACCAGAGTAAGTTCCAGCTGTTGAAATATTTGAATTATTATATTTTTCTACTTGTGTTGAAATTGATTTTGTACTTCTCATTTCAAAATATATATCTTGCAATGCTCCATACTTGTTTACGAATGTAACTTTGATTGGAGAATATTTTGAACATTGAGTTCTAGTTATTGTTATTGTTTGTGCTGGACTTCCAACTGCAATAGATGTAGAACTTGTATTAAAGGTCTCATATACTATTCCTCCAGATGAAAGAGTAGGTACATATCCTGCTGTATTTTCTGGAACATATATAGTTGTGTTATCTTGCATTAAACAGATTCCAGAAGTACAGAAATTTTTATTTGAGCTACTATTTACATAATCCCAATATCCATCAAACCCTTTGTGAGTAAAATTTGCTGTACCCACAGAACTACCTCCTGCATCAATAGCATCAAACCATGTTACAACTCCAGAAATTTCTACTACTTCACTTATATAACTTCCTGCATAAGTAGTGTCTATATAGTCTCTACATAATTGTGATATTTCAAATGTTACACTATTTGTTGGAGTGTTTTTTACGATTGTGTACCTTAATGTTCCCTCTACTGTCAATTCTAATTTTGCTGATAATCCAGTAGCTTTAGATAGATTAACATAATAAGGACTTCTTAATAATATATTTGCCATTGTCTATTCTTTTATAACTTCTTCTAAACTATAATCTAAAAACTTTTCAAAATCTAAACCATAAGCATTTATAAAATCTTTAGGCAATCTTTTAAATGCTGCTTCAAATGGTTTTGTAAAAAATAAGGATGGTTTTATACCATGCTGAAATATGTGGTTTGATAAAGCAAAACCTAAAGACTTAATTCCTCCTTTTTTAAACTTTCCCTCTGCATCTCTTAATTTCATTCCTCTTGCTTTTGCCCAATCTGCTAATGGTTGTATTGGAGGCTTTTTCTTTGTAAATTTAAAAGGTGTATCATATTTCTTTTCAACTCCACTTACTCCTTTGTCTTGATATGTACCATACTCCTCCATTAAGAATTGTAGAGAGAAAGAATTAGCACTAACATGAAACTTTCCTTCTAAACTATCATAAAGGTTTCTTGATACACTCTTTTTCTTTCTAGTAAGATTTGCCCTAGATTGTTTAATTACATAATCTCTAAACTTCTTTAAAACCTCTATTTGTTTTTTCTTTAACATACTGTCATGTCGTTTATTGTGATTACATCAAATGTTGCTGCCCATCCTGCAAGTCTATTTTCAAATCTATCTACAAAAGGTTCACATGTTACATCTCCTTCTATCTGGAACATGTTATCTGCTTGGTCATATAAGTCTCCTCTTTGCATACCTGCTATTACTCTATTAAGTAATGCTAGTTGAGTGTTTAATACATCTTGCTCATTATCGTTTCCTGTGTATATGTCAGTAGTTTCATCTTTACTTTCATCAACTACATCCATAGATAAGATTGACACATTCATTGTTAGAGTTTTTGTGCCTACTACACAGCTGTTAATTACGACATGAGCAAGTGGGAATATAGTCTGCTTGTTTAAATCAACCTCATCTATATTTCCATAACTTACAGTATTGACAAAAGGCTCTGCTGATAGAGCTGTTTTTATCGTTTCAATAACATTGTAAAATCCTTTTGTTTTAGCCATTTTTAATTAATCTTTTTTCTATATCCATTTTATCTTTCTCAAATGCTAAATAAAATAAGCATGAGTGTAATTTTAGTTTTGTAACTGGTAGGATTTGCTGAACATCTCCCTTAGCCAATCCATAGATAGATTGATACCATCCCCACTTTTTTGCGAAGGCAGCTTTTCCATTATAGTCATACCCTTCTTCTGCATTTCCAATTTCAAATAACTCGGTATAGTATTCAGCAATTCTTTTCTTAAATTGTAAAAAAAAAACAAAGAACCTAATACCACATCCAGAGGCATGTGTTTTAATTCATCTACTTCTTCTGCTTGATAATCTTTAATTAAATACATATCTCCTTTTTTATAAGTTACAGGCCTAAATAATACTGCCATTGCTTTGTGCATTTCCTGCCAATCAGAAACAGAATTATCTAAATCTATATATTCTCCTAATGTCATATCATCTAGGTTTGGAATGAAGCCATATTCAACTCCATTTAAACTAAATGTTCTTATTAGTTTATGGTCCTTCTCAAAAAGCTCATTTATGCTGTTTGCAATCTTAGAAACACTAGACCATTTTATTTTTATTATATCCTTTAAATCCAGATTGCAAAATATCTCTACTAACTTATGTAAGATAAAATTTGTGTTTCTATTTTCATCATTATCTATTTTTTCAAACTTCTGATACTGACTTAATGTTATCTCACTTAAAGAATCTGGAACATCTATCTTTAACTTCATAATATTACAATAATTAAACTTCTATTTTGTATAATCTTACCATATATGATATTCGCCTCTGTGTGGGTCTTGTAGTTGTGATGTTAATGCATATCTTGCTGCATCTATGCTATGGTCTCCAGATAATGGATTTGGTTTCTGCATAGTGTTACCCTGTTTATCTTTCATCCAAACATAACCCTGTAACTCTTTGATTAAATTCTTACTTCTCTCTGTTATGTAGATTGTATTCTGATTCATCAAATTAAGACCATATACGATACTATCTTTCCCTTTTGATACTGGATAAACTTGATGGCCATAAGTGTTTAATTCAGCTATTGATTTTGGCTCTGCTGAATCTGCCCAGACAGTACCATATATTTGATTGTTCTTTAAGAACTGACTAATATGAGAATTAAGCATCCCCTTTCTATATAGGACCTCATCAAATATGTAAGCATCATTGTATTTATATAGAGCTATTAATGCTGCTTCATCAACAGAGTAACCAAAGTCTAATCCATGACAAAGTATTCTGGCCTCATTAGGAATGATGTCTATTTGTTTCCAATCTGGAATACAAGCTCCTTCTAAATTACCTACTTCTCCAAGTCCATATACTCTCCACCAGTTTGACCAGTATGTACTGTTTTTAGCTTTGTCTTTTGCCTTCTCTATTTCTTTAATAATTGATTCTGGTAAATGATTATTATCCTTATATGTTAATGTAATGAAATCTGTATCAGAAGTTCCTACAAGTTCCTTATCTACCCAGAATAGATTTGTTGGATTATAGTCAAGCCATATCTCTCCAGATGTTCTTACTGATAATTGTTGATATGCTTCAAATGGAACATTGTTACATTCATTGATAAATAAATCAGTTCTTCTTGACCCTCTTAATCTATCTGGCTGGTCTGTTGAAAAGAACTCCATATAACTACCATTACTGAAAATGTATTTTAAGGTAGTTCTATTGAACTTTCTCTCATCATACCTATTCAACCCCTTAAGTATATTTAGAAAGTCTTTTAAAGCTCCTCTACGAAGGTGTGGTACAGTCTCTGCAACTACACTTACCTCACTACCTTCATTTCTTATTGCTTTATCTATTAGGATGGTTAATATACAGATTGTCTTTCCAGCTGATGTTCCTCCTCTTACAATCTTAACTCTTTTGTTTAGCTTAAAGAGCTTATCAAATGCTATTGTCTTTTTTACTATCATTCTACAAATAATGGAGAATCTTCATTGATGGTTATGTCTTTAGTTTCTCTTGGTTTACCTGCATAGTAATTATAGAACAGTTGAACATACTTGAAGTCTCCTTTTTCAACTCCTTCTTTAAGAGCCTGGTATGCAGCATCCTCTAATGGACTTAACTTCTCTATTAAGTTAATCTCATCAGCTTTAGATTTTCTACCTGCTCCTTTTCTTGCTCCTCCATGTGTCATACTTGAAAAAATTTGATTATTCAATTATACAATAAGTTTTATATCAATCTGTTAAATCTTGAGCAAAAAAAAAGGGCAAGATATTTCTACCTTACCCTTTCCAACATAAAACATAACTATGAAACTACTTAGCTTGTTTAGCTCTATTATAAGCCCAGAGATAAACCTCACTAAGCATATCGTTTAATTCCTTTGTGTTTTGTTTAAATGTTTTTTTACCTTTAGTTATTTGTCCTTTATACTCTAGGACTATTCTAACTGGAGGTTTTCTTCCCACTCTAGTTGGTTCAACATATACTCTTATGTTATTTTTCCAACACCACTTCTGGATTTGTATTTCCTTATTGTGGTCTTTTAGTGTTTTGAATTTTATTTTCATGTTGCTTTGTTATATCCTCTGATAAATCTTTTAACCAAAAATCTGCTGAATTAAGTTTAGTACAATTTTCTATTCTTTGATTAAGTTCTGAATCAGAACAATAAAATGTATTTTCATGAATTACTTTCAATCTTATTCTTAATTGTTCAATTTGTTCTTGTATGTCTAATAGTTCCATGCTAGTAAATTTATTATATCCCAATATAATTGGCTAAACATTGCTGCTATACTATCTGAATAATAAAACAGAAAGTTAATTAGCAGGATTAACCAAAATGTACCAAGTCCTAATGACCATCCTATAATTCTTAGAAGTTTCTTTTGAAATTCTATATCAGTATTCATACTGAGGTCTCTTTTTGTTGCTTTATATACTACCTTCATTTTTTTCATGGCAATAATATAAAGTAAGAGATAACACCATAGATTGACATGATTGCAAATACTATTGTGTATGTTATTATCCAAAATATAATTTTATTTTTCATCTTGTTATATTTAAAAGGGAGGGTTTCCCCTCCCCAAGTTGATTATTATATTTCAATTTTATTAGATACACCTTCTATATCTACTAAATCTAACCAGCCTTTATTAGCCTTCTTATGTGTTACTTTAGTCTCTGTTATTTCACTAAAGTTTTCTTCAACTATGGCTTTTTCTTTCTTGTTGTTTTCAAGACTAAACCAAGTTGAATGATTTTCCCATTTTGGACCATTAGTGTTAATGAATTTTTTTGGTTGCACAGCCTCTAAAATAAAACTAGCTAAACCAATTCTTTCAACACCTGTTATGTCTCTAAGAGTTTCATCACTATATCTATCAGATAAATGTAAGTCATATAAAAACTTATCTAAGTATCTAGAAAGTGTATACCCATCTAAGTCTAAGACTCCTTGTTGATACTCACAAATTTTATGTGTATCATTCCAAATGTAAGGTTTCTGCCTTCTAAAATACACCTTACATTTAACTGTTTTAGAATTACCAGAATAATTATGTTTTTCTGCTAACAATTCATCTAAAGTAATTCTATCTAATATTTGTAATGCATAAGGATTAGCATAAGAGTTTTCTCCTACCTTTCTATTAGATAACACAAAATGACTGCGGCCTAAATCTTTAGATTGCATCTTAGTTGGATATGCTATTGCCTCTTTCTTTATAGCTTTGAAAACCTCAGCTCTCGCTATATTGTTTTCTCTTAGCACATTCTTTCTAATATCTCTTAAAAGAGAGTCTCTCATTTTTCTCTTTATATAAGCATTAGTTAATCCTGCTTTTCTAATCTTATTAAGTTTGTTAGTAAACTTACCAGACCATTTATGAAATGTTAACTCATCATTGTTGTCTTTTGACATCATATTAAAGAACTCAACGATTCTTAAACTATCCTGTGATTTAGCAAGAGCATTATAAGAGATGTGAGCATCTATTAGTTTGATTTTCATAAACTCATCTGCTCTATCTCTATCTATGTTCTTATCTTCTGGATATGTAGCTTTAAAATAAAGACTAAGACTTCCTATGTCATTCCTAATAATCATTTTAAATGTTTCTCTAACTCCTACTCTAAGAGGCATCTTACCTTCTGGTAAAATAATATCATAGCCACCATCCTTAAGAACATATTGTCTCTTAGGGTCGCTAGAATAATTAGATGTCTCTATATCTACATACAAGCTCTCTAAGTCTAAGTTAAAGATTTCTTGATGTTTTTTATAAGCAGCAGAAATAAACTGAACTGTGTTGTCTATTTC